GTTAGTTGAGCTTGTCTTAATTGTTGATTTGCCGCTTGTTGTGCCGCTTGTTGAGCTTGTGCAAAGCCTTGCGATCTTAACTGTGCACCCGTTCTTGCTTGTTGATCCATTACATTTCTTGCAATTTCACCTTGCATAACAGCTTGTCTTGACCCACCAAATGCACCAGAGCCTACGGCACTTGCTTGTGCTTGATTTTGTTGCATTTGTCCTTGTCTTGCAATATCAGCTTGTGTTGCTGCAATAACATCTTCTGTATAAGGATCCATGAATTGTTGATAGGAAGTTGGTGTATAACTTGCACCTTGTGCACCCATAATACCTTGACCTACTGCGGCACTTCCTTGTTGAAGAAAAGGTTGAAAAGCACCTACACCAGATAAAGCACTTGCTATAGCTTGCTGCTGTCCTTCTGATAAACCCGCTAACTGCTGTTCAGCAAAAGGCATTTGTGAACCTTCACCAGTTAAAGCTTTAGCACTTGCAAATATATCTGCTAAAAATTCTTCTTGAAATGGTGCTAATCTAACGGTTTGGGTTTGATCTACTGTTTGTGTTGCCATTATGCGACCCTCTCTAACTCTGACATCATATCATACATTCTTGCTGCACCCAAGTCCCTATCTCCACCACCAGCACCTCTTACGGCTTTTGCAGTTAATACGAACTCACCATCGGATAGTCTAGCTGGAACGGAATCACTTGTACCCGTCCCTGGTCCGTTGACCTCTCCTCCTCCAGCAAAGATACCTACATTATCTTCTTCTTTTTGACTTTTTCTTAAATCTTCAAAGTATTGTTTTCTTTCTTCTTCATTATCTAAATTGTAAAATTTATCGCCTATTTTACCCATACCTAGTCTTGTTCTGCCTTCTGGATAATTTGGTTGTTTACTTGTTGTATCAACTTCTTCTTCTCCTCCAAGAGTTGCTAAACCTCCAGCACCGATTATACTAGCAATTCCCATAGGAGACGTAGCAAAGTCTTTTAAAGAAGACATAATTCCTTGAGAGGCTAGTGGTGTTGTTGAAACAGCAGAAACTGTTGGCGTTGATGCAGCCTCAAAGCCATATGAGGCAGGTGTTGTTACTGCTTTAGCTCCTTCTGCTACTCCTTGAGCTGGCCCAAAGAATTTTTGACCTGCATATCCAGCGATACCACCCAAAGCTGCTGCTTTTAAGGCATCTTCTGTATCGCCTCCTCCAAGAAGACTGCCGATTCCTGAACCAAGAGCCGCTCCAAAGGCTCCTCCACCTAATCCAAATCCTATAGCTCCTCCAATTACTGGAGCTGCTTTTTTTAATAATTTTGTGACGCTTTTAAATATTCCCATGATTCACTATTTTACCAATTATTTGTATTTTCTTCAATCCTAGATTCCACTTATAGCACTTGTTGTTATTCTTGTCTTTGCAAATTCTTGTATACTTGCAACAACATGAAGTCTATTTGCAGTTGCTGCTTGTACTTTCAGTATCTCACCACTTTGTAACACTAAATCATTTGTTAATAATTCTACAGTTGTGTTTGCAGCCACTGCTTTTACTTTAAATAAAGTAAACGTATCACTTCCACTTGTAAGCGTTACTGTTATTGTATCAGCATTACCAGAGTCCTCACTAACTAAAATAGAAGTAACAGTAGAAGCATTAAAGTCTGCATCTGTAGGAACTGTATATAAAGTTGTAACGCCAGTGCTATCTAAATCAACTTTAGCATTTCTTAAATTCTGTAAATATTGTGGTATACCATTAACTAACATTATCTTCTTCCATCTGGTCTCATATCAACACGAGGTGTGCCTAATCTGTATTTTACTCCACTACCTGTTGCATCTAATCTTATTGCAAAAGATCGTCCTCGCACACGATAATTAATCTTATCTGTAAATTGTTCTATTGGAGTTGTTGTGCTTCTTGTTGCATTACTTGATTCTGTTTGAAGAAAATTACCACCAGCAGAGTTCTTAGCTTTTAATGTAAAAGACACACTTGGTGTTGGGTTATCTGAGCCATTAAAACTTACATCTGGTAACATTTGTTTGATAGAAACAAACTTATCGCCATCACCCATGTCCATAGGTCCTGATTCAATAAACGATGTCATCGGAGATCCATCATCATCATTTGTTAGCTCATGATTGTATAAATAAGAAGAACCAGCTGCAATTGGATAAGTTCTTATACCACGATCTATCCAAGCGTCTCTGGTCAGTGTTCCGTAGTACCAGACCTTTCCTTCATAGTTATATGCAACATAAGCATTGACAGTTGAACTTCCAGACTTTGGATAAAACCAAATAACTTCACTGAACTCAGAGTTTACGCCAACATGAACTTTATCTCTTTCATCAAAATTAAAATCTAAAAAGACTTTATCTTTTACTGGACAAGGGAGTTGTTGTGTGCCTCCAGCGTAAAGATAGAATGTATCAACGCCCATCCAAAAGACAACATCGTCAACTGGAACGGCAGAAGCTGGACTCATAATTGTAATATTTTTTGATAGTTCTTGAAGACCAAATGTAAACGGAGGACCTATAAATTTCATAGAGTGTAAGGTCTTATTAGTAAAAACAAGAAGTTGTTGTTTTGTCTCGACTGCTTGCATGAAAGTTGACCCACCACCAAGTCTTAAATCACCAGCTGTGTTTGTCGCAGTTGGAAACCAGTCTACTGGATTTTCTTGTGAGCTAAAACGTATAAGCAAAGGATCTTGAGTGCCACTTCCTTCTGTCGCTGTGCTTGAAGCACCCAAGCCATCACAACCAAAGGCAATAACATGACGATCTTGGTCAGATACTAAAACCTGTTTTGCAATTTGTGGAATACTGGTTCGACCAGAAACAAAAGCGTCTTTTAATTCTACTGCACGATTACTAAGTCCACTAGATTTATCCCAATAATAAATGGCTCCATCTCTTGGATTTAAAATTAAATCTTCACCAAAGTTATCATGTGACCATGTTCTTATTTCTGCTCCTGGTACAGTAATAGCAGAGGCTTGACCCCACCCTACAAAGTCATTTGCAGAATCATCATTACCTACGACTAATCTTACAAGAGTATTATCTGCGTGTGTGGTAGCAGTTGTTCCACTATGCCCACGGGTTACAGTTATGGTGTCATCATCAGCAGTTGCAGAAACTAACATTAATTCGTTGTCTATCAATATTACATCATTCGCTGTATTCATTCCTGTCTCGTCATCAACATCAACACCAGTTTCACTTGCATCTAAGGCTTCAGCAAGTTGAGTTGCTAATGCTCCGTCAGTCGTGCCACTCCATTGACCAGCACCCCATCCTGTGCCACCAACTGTGGCATCAAGACCTGTGTTTATTTGAAAACTCAAAGTAACACTGCCACTGCTTTTTGCAGCACCTGTTGCTACTGAACTTGCATTAGTACCAACATCAATTTTAAAAGCGTTAGAGCTAACAATTTCAATTATTTGATGCTCTTTCCCGTCAGAGTCACCAATAGCAGACGCTGGAATACCACCAACTGCCGCATCAGCATTTGATATTGTTACAAAATCATTCAGATTTGCTCCATGTGCATTTGTATTCACAATAACTTGTGATTCTGTATTTGTAGTAGTGTTTGTTGTAAATGTAACACCAGATGTAACGTCACTACCTCTCTTTGGTGTAATATCATTAAAACTACCACCTTCTTCTATGTAATATTTAAGATGTGTTCCAACACCTAAATAATCGGAACCATCAAGAGCTACCCAGTTATGTAATCTTCTTGCAGACCCTTGATATGTATTAGCGTTATGTTTTACCCAACCACCAAACTTTTCTGGAAAACCATTACGGAATCTGACTTTATCCCCATCAACATATCCACCTTCATTACTGTAAGGAGTAACATCTGATATAATACCTGGTCTAAATTTTAAACTTGTATATGCCATTAAAAAGCCTTTACTGAGTTAGTGCCAGTGTGATTATCGACATTGACAGTTGTTGAAGATGTTTCATTCAATCCAACAGAGGATAAAGGATCACCACCATCATTTGTATCTGGGAAGGTACCAGTAATACTAAACGAACCATCTTCTGAATCCCTATTAACGACAGCTGTTCCACTAGCTGCCACAGAAGTGCTTGGATACGGATCATCTCCAGACAACGTAATCGTATGACTTGTGTTGTTTGTAAAAGTAAATTTTCTGCCAGTTGATGTCGTAAATACATCTACGTTTTTAATTTGATTAAAAGCTCCACGACCTCCTGATCCTAGTATAATTTCAATCACAGCTTTTCCATTATTTACATCAATATACATAGCTATTCCCATTGTGCCGCTGTTACCATTATTTACACCTACTAAAGCACTATTCCACTGCATATATCTATAAGTATCACTTCCAACAGTATAGGTTGTATTTATATCAACAGCATCTGCACTAACACCATCAAATGTACTTGGACCACCAGGACCCACAATAGCACCACTAGTTGTAGTGCCATCTTCTGGAAAAGGATGAGTAAAAGACATTCCAAAATCAGATCGGTTTATATTATCAAGCCCTACACCACCAAATGTAGTAGCATAAGAAGTACTATAAAAACCGGGATTAGCTCTTCTAGAGCTATTGCTACTGTCTTGTGGTCTTCTAACTGTTGTGTTAAAATCTGTAAAAGATGGACCTCCTGCTGCACTTCTATTTGTATCTAAAAGTTGTTCTGTAAAAGTATGATTAGTTGTAACTGCAAGTGTTGAATTACCAGCGGTTGCAATAGTTGTTGTCCCAGTATTCGTTGTATCAGTTACTGCACTTGTAAATGTTTTTAAATTAGATCGAACATTACCACTGCCTTTTAATTCAACTGGAACACCAGATGGGCAATCTACATTAAGAGGCGATCCAGTTTCATTAGTTATATTATTACCATTTGTGTCTATAATAACTTTTTTGTGATTGCTATTTTCAGTTAGTGTTAACTGTCCTGTAATATTATCAGTCAATTTGAATAATTGTATAGGCATAGCTATTTTACTACCAGCAGCTGTAGTTAAGCTCCCTGCTGCATTTATCTCTGTAAATCCTACGTTAGATACTAAAGGTACAGACATCTTTCACCTAAAATTTAACTGTTTCTGAAAAAGAAAAACCTGTTCCATTAAATATTCCTATTCCTAATTCAGCACTACTACCTAAAGACAATCCAGAAGATGTTACTGCTCCATTATTTGTCCAATCAATAGTCATGCTATTTGCAGAACTTGTTTTATCAATTATGACATACTGTCCAGCAACTAAATTAGTTACTGCAACTCTCACCGTTTGACTACCACTAGACACTGTAAGGGGTTGATATACAGATGTTGCACCTCCAGGAGTAACTGTAACTGTGCCAGACACAGTTAAAGCACTTTTTGCTTCAACTAAATTTTGATTAAAGTATGTAGAAAAAGTAGCAGCAGTGGTTTGTCTCATCGTACCACTATCGTTTGTAAGGATACCATCACCTGCTGCAACAGCCGTGGTTCCAATAGTGCTTCCACCTGCTAGTAAAGCTAACTCTGCTTGAGTAACTTTTGTGCCACCAACCGATATATCTGACAAAAGATCAAAAACATCTGCATTATTAGTTCCTTTTCCATCTGCATAAATAAAAGCTTTCGCACCATCTGGTACAGCAACACCAGTATTAGCAGATCTTTGTTTAAAAGTTACAGTGGATCCTGATCCATTGTGAACAATGTAAAAAGCTTCTCTATCGTCTGGGTGTATCGTTAAAATAGATGCACCACCTCCGCCATCTGTTAACTTTAAAACTCTTGTGTGACCATTTGATGTTTTATCACCGTCAGCTACAGTTATGTTCATAGCACCTGTTACAGCTACATCTGTTACACCATTTAAAGCTTTATCAATAATCTCTAAATTATTATTGGTTGTGGTTCCCCAGGTTCCCGATTGTTCGCCAACCCCTATGAGTTCTATCCCACTATTATCTGTATATTGACTTGCCATTTTTACCTCATGCGTTTATTTCTTCATATGTTTCAGATGAAGAAGGCACTATTTCAGTATAACTTTCTGTGCCACTTGGAGTTATTGTTACATATGCTTCAACTCCTCCGTCACTTGCTATTATCTCTTCAAACAATATTTCACCTAAAGCATTCTTTAAGAAAGCTAACTCTTGGCTAGATATTCCTACTGCTATCTTAATACTATTTGACGTTTGTGTAAACTCTCCAGTTTGTTCACTTGTGCCTGTTCTTAATCTTACACCAGAAGAAGTTTTTGTAAAATTGCTTGATGCTTCAGCAGAAGAAACAGCTATCTTTATACCATCAGTAGTTTGTGTATTTATAAAACTTATATCTGATTCACCAGATGCTATTCTTATAGCGTCAGAGGTTTTTGTAAAATTACCACTTAAACTACTTACACCAGCTAATATACCAACGCCTACAGCAGCTTTAGATGAAATACCACTCATTTCAGCAGAAGTGATGGCTATCTTTATACCAGCACTTGTTTCTGTAAAATCAGATGTAATATCCGCAGAAGTAATAGCTATTTTTACACCAGCACTTGTCTGGGTATTTGTAAAACTTATTTCTGCATCGCCTGTAAAAGTTGCGTTACCAGTACTTGTTTGAGTATTAGTAAAACTAATATCAGAAGTTCCTATAGCTATTTTAATAGCATCGCTTGTTTCAATAAAGTTTGAGCTTTGACTTGATGTTCCTAACCTTAACCTTAATGCCGCAGAAGTTTGGGTATTATTAAAATTAATATCTGAAACCCCTGTTGCTATTTTAATAGCATTAGATGTTTCGGTAAAATTGCCACTTATATCTGCAATGCCTGCAAGTATACCAACACCAACAGATTGCTTAGAAGCAATACCAGACATTTCAGCAGAACTAACACCTATTTTTATAGCGGCAGAAGTTTCTGTAAAATTAAAACTTTGAGTTGAAGAGCCAAAAAAAACAGAACTAACAGCAGAAAAAGGCTGTACTGCAAAGGCGTTAAACCCTAACATTACACACCTATTAAGGCGTTGATTTCATCCTCATCTAAACCAAGTTTTTTAAGTTTAGTTATTGCAGATGCTTTTTTTGTTAATTTATTTTTTTCTTCTGCATAATATGCAGTTTCTAATTCTTTTGCTTTTGTTTCGACATTTTCCCAATTAACAGATATTTTATTACCATTTTTATCTTTGACAACAATAGTTTCTTCAGTGTCTCCGTTTACTGTTCGAGCATTATTGTATAAAGCTAATATAGCGTCATGTATCATGATGCAATCTCCATAGCTGTAATTGTTGATACAAACCTTGCATGATCAACAGAATTAGTATCAATGTTAGTACGATTTATATGAAAATTACCAGCAGAAGTATTCCATCCTCTAGCTTGCACTTTATAAGTTGTAGCAGAG